AGTAGTTGGGCGCGTGAAATAGCCATGTCTTACTCCTTAAGCCACGCCAGTAGCGTTGTAGTACGTATGGAAACCGAAGTTAAATTTAACAATAACTTCGAAATAACCAGCCGATGTTGCGGTGTCAGCCACCAAGTCAACGATACGGAAGCCGTAGGTTGAAGCAGAGGTAGCTGAGTCGTAGTAAATACCGGTGGTTGCGTCACCAGTATTTGCGTTACCGGTGTTCAGCACCAGAGCCACGTTCGCGCCCAGAGCGGATTGAGGAACTGCTACAGGGGTCAGGCCAGTCGAGTTAGCGGTAGAGCCAACAGACACAACCTTGAACAGTGCATCAGGATCATCAACGATGTAGGCAACAGCATCAGTTACGCCAGAAGAGTAACCGGGCCAGTATTGCGCAAACAGTTTTTGCTTGGTGGCTGGGTTAGTGTAGGAGCAGCCTACAAAAACACCAACAGTACCAGCAACGGGGGAAGTGCCGTTAGACAGCGTGCCCGCAATTACCGTGCCGCTCGCGGCAATCTGAACAACTTGGCCCGTGTACAGGGCGGTGTTGTAGTTGACAGACGAGGTAGTAATAGGCAGTTCACGAGTCTGACCGGCAAATGATTGACCACCAATCAAGTTGATTGGCTGTAGCCCGTAGGGGGCACTTACAGTCGGATAAGCCATGTTTAACTCCAAAAAAATTTATGAACCAGAGCCAAAAGTTACCTTGCTCCTCCGCTCAGAGAACAGAGGCATACGAGGATCACTCTCACGCATAAAGTTGTTGTCTACAGAGTTCATTTGGGCATCGGCTTGCGCACGGAAGTGGTCGTTACGATCCTCAACAAACTCTGATGGGGTTTTGCAAAGCATCAGTCCACCAATCACAATTGCGTCCTTAAAGCGGTCATTTTCCGCATGGAACACTTGGATTTCTGGATGATCTGAGGCTTTAACAGGTTCCCAGCCTTCTCCAAATTTTGAGGTGACGTTAGTGGCATCCATCTCACCACGTGTACTTACACGTACCCAGTGGAAATCGTAGCCCGGTTCGGGGTTCGGATTAGGCAGAATTCCGGGGCGTTTCCAAGAACGCTCACGTACTCTGTTTTCACGGGTAGTTTGTTCGCGGGGTAATTTGTTTTCAGCCATTTTTCTGTTTCCTCATATCTTCAGCAACCTGTCGGGCGTACAGTTCCAAGGGAACTCCTAATCTCTTTGCAATACTCACCTGCGTAGCCGTTAGCACGATTTTCTTGGGCGCAGTGCTGCGGGTTGCTGGTGCTACCACATTGGACTTACGGCGGGGCTTTTCTTCCTCCTCCGGTGTGTCCTCAGATTCGAAGCTTTCTGGGAACACTTGGCGCATACGAGAATTAATTTTCTCGTAGTATTCATCACTTTTTGGATCAACACCTTGCTTAACCAGCTTTTGGTGCAACCCCAAAGCAAAACTTGTCATTTCGTCATCGGTTCCAAACCACGTGTTAGCTTGCTGCCACGCCTGTGCTTTGCGATCCGCGACCTGAGTTGAAGCAGGTTGTACATCACTGCTGTCATCTTGTAAAGGGGCAAACGTAAAATTGTTAACTTTATCTGCCTTTAGCTTGGCAGCAGTTAGCTCTTCTTGCGCCTCCACCACAGCGTTGGAATCGCCAGATTCGTAGGCTTCTTTAAAGCTACGCTTCTTAGCCTCCAACTCCGCAGCGGCCTCCCGTTTAGCTTGCTCCAGCAGGACTTCTTGGTTCTTGTTTACCAACTCTTTAAGGCGACGGTTCTCTTCGGCAATAGCCCTAGCCGCCCTAATAGCCTCTTCTTCCTTACGCAGGGCATCTTCTTTAGCCCGACGCTCGTCGTGGTATCCCTTACTAAAGTGTTGTAGGCGTTTACGTACCTTCTCAGAATAGTCCTGAAGTTCTTCGTCAGTTACCTCTTCTGGGGGTTCGGCAGGTTTACGGCCACGGTCTTTAGGCGGGGTGTCATCGACAACTTCGATGTCGATATTGTCGTCACCCTCGTCGGCTGCCGCCTCAATTTCCACTTTAATAACTTCTTCTTTACCAGACTCTTGTTTGTCTGGATCGGGGAATTCAAACTCGGTCTTTTGCATCTATGGCTCCTTATGCACGTGAAATACCACGGGGGTCTTCGACCACACCATCAACGCTGTCTTCGTTGATCATGCGGAACTCTTTCCCATGAATCTTTATCCGCGTACCCGTGTGGGGGCGCACGAGGATAAAGTCCCCAGCCTTACACCACGGACCAGTGGGGTAGCGTTCTTTGTCGGTATAGCAGTCAGGGCCAAGAGATACGACGAAATACACCGTAGCCAATATTTCCTCGTGTTTCTTGGTTGTGTCTGCTTTGATTAGCCCACTGTCGTACTTGTCTTCTATCTCTGGCAGAGCGCATAGAATTTTGTATCCAACAGGGGTTGGCAGTTGTTTCGCTTTCTCTTCCGCCGTTTCGGGCAAAATTGAAGTTTCACCATCCGCAGTAGCAATCGCTAGTTCAGTCATCGTCTTCTTCCACATGTTTAGCAAGGTCTAGTACTTCTCTACGTGCGGTCGCTAGACCACGAATCACGCCGCACAATTCTTTGTATTTAGCAAAGTCTTCGCAAGAGCCATCCAATAGATGTCCCTGATACATTTCTATCTGTTCATCAATCTTTTCTTTAAGCACGTCAAAGACGGTTTTAGCCATTAGTCTTCCTTAGATTTTTTCTTAGCTGGCTCCGCCTGTTGTTTAGGGGGAGTAGCTAGAGTTTTCAGCGCGTCTATTTTGAGACGGTTGTTGTTTTGCTTCTCTTGGGACTGCAAGCGCATACCTTCTTTCTGCGCCTCAACGCCTATACGCTTGTCTTCCAACGCAAGCTTCGCTGCTGCGATCTTCATATCTGCCTGATCTTTAGCAGCTTTACGCTGTACTTCGGCTTGTTGCGTCTGCAACTTGGCTTGCTCAAGCTGGAACAGCGGGTCTTGTGCTTGCTGCTGCGCCTGCTGTTGAGCGGCTTCTTGCTGGTGTTGCTGGGTAAGTTGCTGTCCTGCTTGTGCAACCAGACGCGACAACTGGACTTCGATTTCTTCTGGCAACTCCTCGTCGGGAGCGGGTAGTGGGGCACCAAGCTGTTCCTCGATCTTCTTGCGGTAGCTAAATGCCAAGTGCTCCGCAATGTGCGCTTGCAGTGCTGCCATAATCTGCTGCGCTTGCGGGTTTTGACCAATCATCTGTGCAATCGCTGGGTCTTGCATCATAGCCATGTGCGCGGTTATATGCGCCTCATGATCTTGGTAGATAAACGCCTTCATCGGTTTACCAACCAATGCAGACATGTTCTCGCTGATCGGGTCACGCGGTTTCTGATCTTCCGCAGTCGGTATGATCTTGTCGATGTTCTTCAGCCCTAGAACCTCCAGCATCTCCTTGTGTAGATACGGCAAGTCATAAATCTGAGGGGCAGACTGTGCCATCTGGAACGCAGCTTGGTACGTGACGATACGCTGCGCCATTGTGCTGGCGTTAGGGTCAGAGACAGGGATGATGTCTACCATGTCATAGTCAGCTTGCTTGACCATGCGGGACTCATCTACATCAGGTGTGTACTCGTACTCTGTTGGGGTGTAGTCACGGATGATGGCTTTGAGGAGCTTGAACTCCATCTTCATCGCAAAGTGCACACGTGACTGAACGGCTGCCATTGGCTTTAACGTACGCTCCAAAAGAGCCAACGTTGTGCCTACTGGGGCTTGCGCCGACATGTCGCTAATGTTCATGTCGCTAATTGCGCCCAGCCTACGGCCTTCTTCGGTGATTTTTTCTAGCAGCGCCGCCAGAACCTGTGACGGTTCTTTGTACGGCATCAACATGATGTTGTCTTTGATAGTACCGCTAGGCAGGTCAACATCCTTGAACTCACCCGGGCCTACAGGGGTGTCGTCACCCTTGATCCGCAGCCCCCGGGCTTTCAGTCCTCCCGGAAGATTAGATAGAGTTCCTGCATCCACAAGTTGTCGGATAATGCTTGTTCCAGCGCGAGCATACCCGCCAATAATGTGAATAAGTCCAAGGCCATAGAAACCAAAACCGGGGATATATACATAGTGTACGAAGTGGTTGCGCTTAAGACGTAGCTCATCATCTTCCTCCCAGTTACGGCGGATAGCCAAAACCTCTTGAGTCCCGCGCTCGATAGTTACAACGTATGGGACGGCAATATCATCGTCCCCTGCTTCTGCACCCTCGATAATCAGGTCTGCATGAATCTCATACAACGTATAGCGGTCGTCATCCGTGATAGTGTAGCCACCCTCTTCCGCTTTCTTCTTCTCGATGTCGGTAGGGAATGACTCCGGCTCGCCCAAGTCCACGTCACGATAAAAGCCTGAAAGCTGTAGCTTCTTTAGCTCGTTCTTGGTCTTGCGCATAACGTGGGTAACACGCTCTGCGAACTCAATATGTGACGCGCCATACGGCACGATCACGTCTTCAGCGGATATATAAATAGAGACTTGACGCCCGATGTTGGGGTCAAAGTAGACCTTCTTAAACGCAGACCCCGCCAGACCTAGGGAATACAACATGCGCTCATGCTCTGAGCGGTACTCCACCATCTGTTCCGTCAGCTTGTAGTTCATGTCATTCTGAACTCGCTTGGCGGCGTCTTCCTTGATCTTGTCTATCGCCCCGACAATTTTTGTCTTGACAGGGCCACCAGCGGGAAATGTCTCCGACATTGTTTCCGCTTGGAAGCGG